AGCGGGTTCTGAAATACGTGACGTCGATCGTCTCCGGCAAGCTGCCGGCGGGGCGGTGGATCGGTTGGCAGGCCCAGCGGTTCCTCGACGACCTGAGGCGGAAGGACATCCGCATGGACTGGGCCGAGGTCGCCCGCGTCGAGGAGTTCGTGCGTGGCTGCGGCCTGGTGGGGGACGACCACGACGCGGACTACGAGTTGCTCGACTGGCAGCTGTGGGTGGTGGCCGTCCTGTACGGCTGGAAGGTCAAGGCGGCGGGCGTCCGCCGCACCCGGTTCGCCATCATCCAGGTGGCCCGCGGGGCCGGGAAGACGACGTTCATGGCGGCGCTCGCCCTGTACGAGATGACGACGGGGCCGGGCCGGCGGGTCGACATCATCGCGAACAAGCGGGACCAGGCGGCCACGCTCCTGGCCACGGCGAAGACCATGGCCGCCCGCGTCGGGGATGACCTTGAGCCCCGCCAGTACACGGTGATCAGGGCCGAGGCGGACTGCAAGCTGCAGGCCCTGACCTCGAGCGAGAAGAGCCTGGACGGCTTGAACCCGAGCCTCTGGATCGGCGACGAGGCCCACGAGTGGCGGGGCCGGTTCGCCTCCAAGCTGACCACCACGGCGGCCAAGCGGAAGCAGTCGCTGGGCGTGATCATCTCGACGCCCGGCAACAACCAGGACAACTGGTACGCCGACGAGGTCAAGACCGGGCAGGCGGTGCTCGAGGGCAAGCTGAGCCTGGACGGGAACCAGTACTGGCTGTGGGGCGTCGACGACAGCGATGCCCTCGAGGACGAGGCCTGCTGGGTCAAGGCCAACCCCGGCCTGCCCGTGCAGCCGACGCTCGAGAGTCTCCGCCACGCCTGGGCGGTGCACTCGGTGTCGCGCATCAAGCGCAACGAGTTCGCCCGCTACCAGCTCTGCCGGCCCCAGTACGGGATGTCGGAGTGGCTGGACATGGGCTACTGGACGGACGCCTCGGTGGACCTCGAGGCCCTCCGCGGGCGGCCGGCGTGGCTGGGCCTGGACCTGTCGAAGAGCTTCGACATGTCCGCCCTGGTCGCCTGCGTGCCCCTGACGGACGGCCGGTTGGCCCTGATCGGGAAGTACTGGTGGCCGTCCGAGTCCGCCCGCGACCGCGAGATCGAGTACCGGATGCCCCTGACCCGCTGGGCGAACGAGGGCCGGGTGGTGCTGACGCCCGGCCGCGAGGTCGACTACGCCGCGATCCGCGAGCAGGTCGACGCCTGGCGGAAGCTCTTCGATGTCCGAAAGGTTGCCTTCGACCGGTGGGGCTCGACCTACCTCAGCCAGGTGCTCGAGCGAGAGGACGGCGTGCCACTCGTGCAGTACCCCATGACCATCTCGACGCTCGGCCCGGCGTGCCAGGTGTTCCAGAACTACTGGGTGTCGAGCCGCCTCTGTTTCAATGCGGACGAAATATTTAGGCGGGCTTGCGCCGACGTCGACGTGTGGAGCGACAACAACGGCAACCTGCGTCCGGTGAAAACCGGGCGAAAGGTGATCGACCCCTTGATGGCAGGGCTGATGGCGGTACACTCGTACTCGCTCGAGGCAGGTCGTCCGCCATCGGTGTACGAGGCCTCGGGTGTCCTGTAGCGACTGACGCTACTAAATTCCGGGGGTCGCGTTGCTCGGTTGGCTGCGCGAAAAGTTCTCTAGGCGCTCCGCGCCGGCGATCAGCTCATATGGCTGGTGGCCGGTGTCGTCCCTCGCGCCTGTCGACGTCACAGAGGCCGGAGCCCTTCGGGTAGCTGCGGCCTATCGCGCCGTTTCACTTATTGCCGGCGACATCGGACGGCTCGGGGCCCGGGCCGAGGGAGGCCCGGGAGCCGAGTTACTTAACGGCGACCCGTCGCTGTACCACACGCAGTTCGAGTTCAGGCGGGCGATGCTCACGAACGCGCTGCTCTACGGCAACGCCTTTGCGTACATCCGCAAGCTCGGCGGCCTGGTCAGCGAGCTGCAGCTGTTGCTGCCCGAGACGGTGACCCTCGACACCACCGGGGGGACAGTCCGCTATCGCCACAGCACGATGGGCCTGCTCGAGATGGATGAGGTGTTCCACCTGCGGGCGTTGAACACCGACGGCATCTGGGGACGCTCGCCGATCCGCACGGCCAAGGACACGTTCGCGATGGGCCTCAACTTGAGCCGCACGGGCAACGCCGTGTTCGCCAACGCGGGCGTGCCGAAGATTGCCCTGGTGCACCCGGGCCCGCTCTCGGCCGAGGCACAGCAGCGGATCGCCCAGAGCTACGTCGACCGGCACGCCGGCTCGGAGAACGCCGGCCGCCCGCTGGTGCTGGCCGAGGGGATGAAGGTCGAGACTATCGGGGGCAGCCTCGAGGACTCGGTGTACGTCCAGGCCCAGCAGTTCACGGTGCAGGAAATCGCCCGCATCTACGGCGTGCCGAACGCCTACCTCAACGACACCGCGGGCGGCAGCATCTCGGGCCTCGAGATGCTGATGCGGATCTACGTCGAGGGCTGCCTGTCGCACTGGGCCGAGCAGTACGGCCAGGAGTTCCGCCGCAAGGTCATGGGCGGCAGCGGGCGGGTGATCTGGGACTTCGACGTCCTGCTGCGGCCGACGCTGGCCGAGACGATGGCGGCCCTCAGGACGGGCGTGGAATCGTCCATCCTGACCCGCAACGAGGCCCGTGCCCGGCTCGACCTGGATCCGGTTGTTGACGGGGATGAGTTCATCCTGGCCAAGAACATGGGCACCGGCGGCGGCCAGACCAACGCCGGCGAGGACACCAGCCAAACCGCGGGGGCCGTCAATGACTTCGCTTGAGCGTCGATACGCACCGGCCGAGACGGTGGGCCGCACCCTCCACGGATACGCCGCGGTGTTCGGCAAGCCGAGCCTCGACCTGTACGGGCCGCGTGGCAAGTTCGTCGAGAAGATCGACGAACGGGCGTTCGACCGCACGCTGAAGGAAAACCCCGACGTCCTGCTGCTCTACAACCACGAGCCTGGGCAGCTCCTCGCCCGCCGCACGTCCAAGACCCTCCGCCTCGAGCGTGACGCCCGCGGGCTCCGCTTCGAGGCCGACCTGCCCGACACCACGCTTGGCCGCGACGTGCGGGCGTTGTTCGAGCGGGGCGACCTGGACGGCCAGATGTCGTTCGGGTTCAACGTCCGCAAGGACGAGTGGAACGGAAACACCCGCACGCTCCTCGACGTCGACCTGGTCGAGGTGAGCGTGGTCATCCAAGCCGCCTACCCGCAGACGGAAGCGGCGCTCAGGTCATCGCAAACCCCTCGCCTGCTGCGTGCACGCGAGTTGCAAATACGGAGCCTCCTGTGAACGAAGTCAAGCTCAAGCTCGCCGGCCTCGCCGACGAGATGCGTACGGTGCTCAACAGCACCACCCTTTCCACGGCGGAAATCGACGAGCGGTACGACCGCCTCAACGCCGACGCCATCAAGCTCGAACACCAGCTGTCGAACGCTGCCCGGCTCGAGCGGGCGAAGTCGCTCGAGGCGTCCAACGCCCGCAGCGCCCCGGCGCCCACCCAGGTGACCGAGCCGCGGGCGTCGACCGCGACCGCCGAGTACAAGGCGGCGTTCTTCCGCTACCTCGCGTCCGGCAACCCGACCGAAGTGCGTGCGATCACCGGCAGCACCACCAACATCGGCCTGCCCGATGACATGTACCGCACGTTGGTGGAGCGGCTCTACGCCCCGACGAACTTCCTCGGTCGGGTGCAGCGGCTCAGCATCGACGGTGATAAGAAGTTTGCCATCGGCAACGCCTTGCCCACCTCGGCGTTCGTCAACGAGAACTCCTCGATCACCGACTCTGACCCGACCTTCTCGACCCAGATCACGGTCGACCCGAAGAAGATCGTTTGCCGCACCACGGCCAGCATCGAGGCTCTCGCCGACGCGGTCGGCAACCCCGACATGCAGGGCTACATCATGCGGCAGCAGGCTGACTCGATGCGGATCCTGCTCGAGAAGGCGATCATCCAGGGCGGCGTGACCAACGCCTGGACCGACGGTCTCGAGAAGGCCCCGGTGACTGCCAGCCAGACGCAGGCGGGCGGCGCTCAGTACGCCAACCTCACCGGCGACAACATCATTGACTGCGTCCACAAGGTCGCCCCGCAGTACCGTACGGGGAACTTCTTCTGGCTGATGAACGATGACGCCCTGAAGGCGATCCGCAAGATCAAGATCACGGGCCTCAACGAGTACCTCTGGAAGACCGGCACCGCCGAGGACCTCACTTCGGGGATGCCCGGCACCATCTACGGCATCCCGTACATGCTCTGCCAGAGCTGCG